CGTGCAGCATATGATCAGGAGTCAGGCCAAAAAAACCCGGCCTCAAGGGGCACCTCCATTTCGGTTTCCGTACCGCAATACTGACATTCAAATGTCTCTTTTAAATCAAGGTTTGGTGAAACCTCTGGAAAATGCTTTCTTAGAAATCTAGAATCTCTGGCAGGCAAATCCATAACCTTTTGAGAAATATTATTTCTGTCTATATCACCATCAATAGAATAGATGACCAACTTCAAAAAATCGGTTGAGTTGGTTTCCGCTAGTTTGTTTTTTGCCTTCATTTTTTGTGACCTATTAAGGCGCTGCTCATCTCTCGATGTTGCCATCTTTAATTCAACTGTATAACCAGACACTGGCAAAACAACTTCATAACGATTATTTTCATTTAAGTAAAAACCCTCTACAGTATCACCAACTGTAGTATAGTATTTTTCATAATCGCTTAGATCAAAAGTATGATCAGACTCTTCGCCGCATTCTGGACAAGTTACTACCACCTCGTAATCTGGTCCATAACCTGTAATTCTAGCGGCGATCATAATTGCTGATTTATCACCAACCAAGAGATCGTCGATTTTAATTCTAGGATCACATATCAAACCTTGAGTAAACTTATCAAGGGCAGTGCCATTCTTTAACAAAGACGGAGACGTTAGTATGTCTTCATCTCTTGCAGTCATATATCTAATTTCGATATATTCCTCTCCACAAAGAGGGTGTCCAGGCGGATAAAATAGACCACGAGAGGGTAACGGAACTGCTTCAGTTGTGGATGTCCTAGTTGCTGTATCCCTCGGGTCTGGTGCAGACGGTGGATTTATTTCAGGGGTCTCCGCTGCACTGGAGACCCTCTTAGAATTTCTACTCATATAACCTCACTTTTAAGTAAACTGAACTTTTTCTATAATTGTATCACAACAATCTAAATTATATTATAAAATGCCTTCGTTTCCGCCAAATTCACGGTTAACGTTAGTATTTGTTAGATTTCCGATTGGTGCTATATTTGGTTTAATAACCTGTCCGTTTGCCTTAGCAACAGACTTGTCTGCCCAATCATATCTCATTGTTAATTCGACGTTTACAAGATCATCCGCCTCGTAATCTAAGTCGCCAAAGTTAACTGATTTGATCCAAGGATTATACAACTTCCAAGTTTCAATAGGCGAACCATCTTCATCGATGGTGTGAATAAAAACTCTGCCGCCAACAGCATTAACCGCTCTCTTCTTGGAAAAGGTAACGACTTTACCATTAGGAAATCTTTCGTTGGTCTGTGATGCATTCAAAAAGTCATGCGGTGGTACGTAACCGGAGTGCTTAATTAACTCCAACATTGTACCCGCTGCATCTGGATCTACTGGGTCAACTAGCGTCATGCTAATCTCTTCCCACTCCAAACGACCAGGATAATAGAACTTATAGTTTATAAAACTATGCTCTGATTCTGAAACTGAAAAGTTTGGTTTACCACTGGTTTTTACGATCCACTGCGGTACACCATTAAAAGATAACAAAAATCTATATTTTCTCTTTGGCTCAATTGCTGCATCGGACCAAAATTTTTGACTTGCCATGTGTATAATCCTCCTAACACTATTAAATAGTGTCTAATATTTTTTAATCTTCAAATGATGCACCAGAATTAGTAATTACGAAATCAATAGCGATAAATTCGATTGCTCTTGCTGGTTTCAAGAAGATTTTGGCATACATAATGTTTCTGTCAATTAGATCAGGAGTTGTAGTTGTCTCATCAAGAATGACCTTATACTCAGTGATACCAAGTCTAGACTTTACACTGTCTAGGAACGGGTCCACCTGTCCCAAGAATCTATCCCAGGTTTGCTGCACATTCTGATCGAAAAGCAATCTTGCTGCAATTCTAGATACCTGCTTTTTAACAAAAATCATTAGTCTTCGTACGTTAATTCTATCAAGTGCTGATGGTGTAATTTGCAGCGTTTTTTGTCCAAACACCACAATACCTTCTGCAGGGAATTGTGCAATAGGATTAACGTTATTTTCGTAGAGTCTGTCTCTTTCTTTAGAACTCAGTCTCTGAGAAACTTGTAATACGGGAATACCCGCTGCGCCTTCGGTCAGTCCACCTCTTGTGAAACCTGCAGGCGCAAACCACAGTTCCGAATTTGCTTCAGTATTCGCAAAAGTTCCCAATGCAACAACTGATGGTGGTACCCAAACTTTCTGTCCACTAATTGAGTCGCCAATCTTAACCCATGGGAAGAAAGTACATGCGTAACTTGAATTAAGTCCTCTACCTTCAAGTGTAGAAAGTGCTGTTTCAACCTTTGCATTAGCAATTCTTGTCTTGAAACTATCCTTGTTTTCGGTTTCTGGAATATAACCACCAGTCTCAAGATCGATAACTGCAAGAGCATCTGCCCTGTCCTCACAAACCCGAATCATGTGATTTGTAACTCTTGGTTTGTTAACTCCAGGCACTGCAAGAGCATTCATTTCTACAATTTCTGGATCTGCAACCGCATCGATTGCTCTCTTTATAGAAGCAAGTCCATAACTGGTTGTTTCATCACCGGTAAGTGATGAGTTTCTAAACGGTTCTGGTTCTGTGATATCTAGTCCATCAAACCCACCATATACAGGCATTGTAAATTTATTAAATCCAGTCTTTAGCAAGTCCTTGTAACTCTGGCGAGCAGCGGTGTAAGAGATGCCGCTGGCACGAGCGTCTGGGGCGTATACTGCATTTCGAATGACCGATGGAGCATAGTGCGGCTGTGAACGACCTGCGTTATTGATTGAACCAGAGTTTGGAATACACATAAGGTCATCCAAAGTAAAGTAAAATGAAGTCTCAGTCTTACTTCCATCTGCGTCCATGATACCATTACCCATATAAGCAGATCCCAAGTGACGAGTAACATCAACAAATGACTTATCAAACTTTGGATCATCCGGCGCTCTGTATGTAGAAACACCGAAATAAGATTTTCTTGGGTCCGACAAACCTTCTGCTGAAGAGGTTAATCTTAGTGGCAACGTCGGGTATACCATAGAAGCAGTCGTCGCTGCTTTGAGACCTAAGAATGGAAACCCAATTTCGGCGCCAACGCCCTTTATAAGGTCCGCACCGAAGTTACCTTCTGCGGTTGCGGCACCCATAACCACGTCTGGGCGCAAATCCTGGACATCTGGCGCTGTCGTTGCACCTTGGTCGACGTTTCCTGCACTAGTACTAAACTTGGTTGTTTTATATCTTGGAGGACCGTAGAATCCAAAAGGAATGTACTGAGGATCAGTAACGCCCTGATCAACATCCTGGTCCATCTCTACTCTGAAAAATTGAGAAAGATTTGGGTGATTTCCATAAATTCTGTATCTATCATCAGCGGTATCCCACTCTCTATACTGATCACCAATCTTTCTAGCAATATAATTATTTGAGTTAGGATTCAATGTGCACTGCGAGAATCTTTCCATAACTTCTGGTCTTTGATCATTGTCTGTAATTCTTCTTATAAGTACAGTGAAGGAACCATATGGATCAACTCTATTACCTGCCTTAACATCTGTGATAGAAATCTTTAGGTGTCTTGTATTCCAACCACCGTCGTTAATTCCAACAAATCTAAACAACTTCTGCATCTTTAATGCAGAATAACCTTCGTGACCGCCATTGATATCTTGCGAGAACACCCAACCAGTTGCGGAATTCTGATTTGGCAATCTTCTTGCCAAACCTAAAGTTTGCTTGTGCAAAGGAACGATCATGCCACTTAACCCAGCAGGTGCACTTAATGCACCACGGTGCGCCAAATCTGTGCCTGCTTGAGTAGTTCCCAACCCATGAACATCCTTTATATACCTATCGTACGTTTCTCCCAACCAGTATTTCTTTTGTCCGTTAGCAGTTATAACGTCAGTGTTTGTAAGTGTTGGGTTTGTGTTGAAGACCTTTCGGATATACTTGTCTGAATCTCTATCAAAGTTAAAGACAACACTCTTGTGAGTGGTTGAACTACCCTCATCAAAAAGAAGTGCCTTGAACTCCATTTTGGAAGAATCCGACGACTTGATTAAGACGTTAGAACCTGTTACTAGGTTCTTGAAACTTGCCTCGGCACCAGCGCCGAATCCATGTCCGAGTTCGCTTGACCACTGAGGACCGTCAGCGTTGGGGTGACCAATGTTACCAGATAGTAAAATGGCGCCCTGCTCAAAATACCAGACTGCTGCCAAGGTGCCAGTCATGTGGTCTGCTTGTGTACGAGCATTTGGTCTCTTGTGACCTCTTACTGCAGTTCTTGCGTCTTTAGATCCTGTTGAAAACAAGTAAAGTCCATATATTGCTGACTTACTGGCACTTGCTGGGTCAGTAGCATCCAAACCATTTGTTAGTTGCCATCCTGCTGCTCCTGCTGCGGTAGCATTTGGATCTTCAACACCCAAAAGTCGAACAACGTTGACAGGTCCTGCATTTCTTAAATATGCTTGTGCTGCATATGCTGCGTATGTTGGAGCACTATAGTTACCATCTCTCCAAACATCTCCACCTTTTCCACCTGGAATAGGGTTGCCAAAGATTTCTATGAACTCACTCATAGATCCAACTGACAAAGGCAGTAATCCTGGTCCCTGCTTTAACCTACCAACAATGGTTGGTCCAACGGACTCTGGATCTCTCGCTAATTGCGAATTATCAATCTCATTCAGGAAGACACCTGGTGATACAAATTTAAACTTCTTTACGGACATACTGGAATTCTCCTTTTTTCTAGTCAAGACGACTTAATTTTTAATTTCTCT